CACTTGATCTGCCGTCTGGCACAACCGCACAGCGCCCGGGTAGTCCTAACAACGGAATGATCCGGTACAACTCAACGCTTTCGCGGTATGAGGGGTATTCAGGGTCAGAGTGGATTCGTCTTGATGGAGACCAGACGCCTGCTGGCACGATTATTCATACAGCCGCGTCCAGTGCTCCTGATGGATATTTGAAGGCTGATGGTTCAGCGGTCAGTCGAACTACGTATGCAGATTTGTTTTCGGCCATCAGCACGACTTATGGAACGGGCGATGGCTCAAGCACCTTTAATTTGCCAGACCTGCGCGGTGAATTTGTAAGGGGTTTGGACGATGGCAGGGGTGTTGATACAGACCGTGCGCTTGGCTCAGCTCAAAGCGATCAAAACAAACAACACAATCACTCGGTCACTGACCCTGGGCACAACCACAGTTTTGCGCGTGCTTCATACGACAGAAGCATTACGGACGATGGTCCAGACCAAACAAGTTCGGTTCAATTCAATACCGGCACTACTGGTTCAGCCACTACAGGCATTTCTATAGCCAATGACGGGGGCACGGAAACAAGACCGCGCAACATCGCACTGCTGGCCTGCATTAAGACCTGACGCAGGGTAAAGTTGCCAAAGGAGGTGCATCATGGCCGTCAGCCCTGGAACATATAACTTTTCGCTCCAGCGCCGAAGCGATTGGAATGTCACCCTGCAGTTTAAAGACAGCACTAATACGGCTATCGATTTGACCGGGTACACGGTGTACGCACAGGCGTGGGACAAAGCCCGGTCAAAGAAGTATGCGGATTTTACTGTCGCCTATACGGACAGGTCTGACGGCAAGGTCAAATTAAGTCTTACCGACGCCCAGACAGCCACTTTTATTGACGAGCTGTATTACGACGTACTTGTTGAAGACGCCAACGAGTTGCGTGAGTATTACCTGGAGGGCGTTATTTTTGTGGAGCAGGGGTACACGTCGCCATGACAGCAGTCAACGTCACAAACGATGGCAAGAACGTAGTCGTCAAGGACACGGCGACCAACACTGTCTCGATTACGACTGCAGGGCCTCAAGGCCCGGCGTCATCTGGCTTTACCTTCAATGGAACGGGTAAAGTTGATAACAGCATCGTCTATTACGACTCATCTGCTGAGGAGTTTAAGGCGGACAACACCACCACTAAACTAAGCCTTGTAGAGGGCGGGAACTTCTAAGCCATGGCTAACACCCTACGCATCAAGAAAAGGGCCGCTTCCGGGGCAGATGGGGCTCCAAGCTCACTCGCCAGCTCGGAGTTGGCGTTTAACGAGTCAGATCTAACTCTCTACTATGGTTTTGGCGACAACGGCTCAGCGGTAGCCACGTCAATTATCACCATTGGCGGCTCTGGAGCGTTTATCTCCAAGACCGACGCCAAGGGCGCAAACCTTGTTTTAGCTGGCCCAACAACCGGGTCTGACGCTAACCCAACGTTTAGGTCTTTAGTCGCTGCTGATATTCCCAGCATTGCCCACACGAAGATCAGTGATTTTGACACTGGTGTAAGGACAAACCGTTTGGATCAAATGTCTGCCCCAACGGGCAACATTGATGTCAACTCCAACAAGCTGACCAACGTCACTGATCCAACTTCGGCTCAGGATGCAGCAACTAAGGCGTATGTCGATGCGGTCAAGACTGGCCTTGACGTAAAAGATTCAGTGAAGGTGGCCACCACGGCCAACATCACGCTGTCTGGAACGCAAACCATTGACGGTGTTGCGGTTTCTGCTGATGAGCGTGTGCTGGTTAAAGCTCAGTCAACTGGATCTGAAAACGGCATTTACGACTGCAAGGCCGGAACTTGGGCACGTTCCAGTGATTTTGACGCCGACAGCGAAGTCACTTCTGGCGCGTTTGTTTTTGTTGAGCAGGGCACTACTAACGCAGACTCTGGCTTTGTACTAACTACTGACGGAACAATCACGGTTGGCTCTACTGCGCTGAGCTTTACTCAATTCTCCGGCACTGGTGAGATTACAGCTGGCGATGGCTTGCAAAAGTCTGCCAGCACGCTGTCAGCTGATCTAAAGGCGAATGGCGGCTTGGTTATTGAGTCAGCCGAAATCGCGCTGAAGTTAGATGCGACCAGCATCACTGGCACCCTTGCGATTGGCGATGGTGGTACGGGTGCAACTTCTGCATCTGCTGCGCTTGCAAACTTTGGCCTTACAGCAACTGCAGCTGAGTTAAACAAGCTCGACGGCGCAACGGTTACGACTGCTGAGCTGAACATTATTGACGGCGACACATCAGCAACTTCAACAACGCTTGTAGCTGCTGATCGCATGGTCATGAACGATGCGGGCACAATGAAGCAAGTTGCACTTTCTGACCTTGTTACCTTCATCGCCAATGGGACTGCTAGTTCTTTTGTCGTTGACGGTGGCACCTACTGAGGTAACTCATGGCAAACACAATTAAGCACAAGCGCGGAAGCGGCTCTAATCCGAGTGCTTCTGATTTGGCCGTGGGCGAACTCGCCATTAGGACAGATACCGGCGTTGTCTTCACCAAAAAAGATGACGGCTCTGTCGCTGAGATTTCAACAGACATTGTTTCAGACACCACGCCGCAACTCGGCGGCAATCTGGATGTCAATGGAAAAGATATTACTAGCGCCAGCAATGGTGATGTGAATTTAGATCCTAATGGAACTGGATCAGTTGTATTTAAGGGCAATTCAGGAAGCGGTGGGAATGGTGCTGGCAGATTCAAACTTAACTGTGAAAACAACAGCCACGGTATTACCATCCAAGGCCCGCCGCATTCGGCAGGGGCTGACTATACATTGACGCTACCTGACGATGATGGGAGTTCTGGCCAAGTCCTTAAAACAGACGGTAGTGGAAATCTAAGCTGGGTCGCTCAGCCTAGTGCTGGACTGACCAATAACAGCAGCAATACCGGGAGTTTAGGTGTAGGCACAAATGCACTTAATTCAGAAACCAGCGGAACGCACAACACGGCTTTTGGTACGGATGCTCTGGATGAAAATACAACTGGTAGCGATAACGTAGCCGTTGGCGCGGCGCTGGTTAAAAACACAACTGGCGGGCTGAATACAGCTGTTGGCCGGTCTGCTCTTCACTTCAACACGACTGGTGACAATAACACTGCATGTGGCAATGCGGCAATGCAGTCAAATACCAGCGGTGAAAACAATGTCGCCGTTGGCCATGAATCATTATTCTCTAATACTGAAGGCACGCGAAATACGGCCATTGGCAAGAGTGCTGGTGATTCAATTACAACTGGAGAGGATAATGTCTGCATTGGTTATATTGCGGGCCATACAAATAGCACAGGTGGCGGTTTAGTCGCCATCGGCTCTGAGGCCGGAAGAGTTAATACATCAGGAAACTCAGTATTTGTTGGTCAAAAAGCTGGATACAGCACAACAAGCGCATCAGGTTTGACGTATGTAGGGCCTGACGCAGGTCGAAACGCTACCGGCATACGACAAACGTTAATTGGCGCGAGTGCTGGCTACAACGCAACTGGTAATTTAAATACTTGTGTTGGCTATGCAGCCGGTAATTCAATTACTTCAGGCTCTAACAACGTTGTTATCGGTAATGACGCTGATGCAAGCTCAGCCACAGTTTCTAACGAAATCACTTTAGGTGATGCAAACATTACTAGCCTTCGTATTCCAGGGCTTCAATCTGGTGCGTCTAATGGTCAGGTTTTAACCTTTAACTCATCTAACGGCAACATTACGCTTGCCGATGCTGGTGGTTTAAGTGATACCAGCACAAATTCTGAAAGTTTAGGTGTTGGTGGTCAGGCGCTTGATTCTGAAACAAGCGGTTCGCTGAATACTGCGTTTGGTTATACAGCTCTTACCAGTGTCACTAGTTCTACTTATAACACAGGTATTGGTTATGAAGCTGGCAAAAGCATAACAACTGGCTCATACAACACAGTCTTGGGTGGTGGGGCTGCAAAGAACTCGTCAACAGCTCAATATAACGTTGTTATTGGTTATGAAGCTGGGGAAAATCTTACTAGCGGTAGTAACAACATTGCAATCGGAGAGAGAGCTGGTAAGGGCTTTGGTAACGCAAGTGATTGCACAGCGGTTGGAAGTAGAGCCCTTGAGTCTGCCAACCAAGATGGCAACTCTGCTTTTGGATACCGTGCTGGAATCTCCGTTTCTTCTGGAGAAAATAATACTTTCCTCGGCAAGAGAGCTGGACAAACCTTTACAACAGGGTCTAATACTACTGCTATTGGAAATCAGGCTCAGCCAAGTTCAAATACTGTAAGTAATGAATTTACCTTAGGCAACAGCAGTGTTAACAGTCTACGCATCCCTGGCTTGCAGTCTGGCGCATCTAACGGTCAAGTCCTTACTTACAATTCAACAAATGATGATTTAGAGCTTGCTAATGTTTCAGCGACTGTTGCAAGCGGTGCTATTTATGAGAACAGTCAAAACATCAGCGCAAATTATTCAATCACATCAGGTAAAAATGCCATGAGTGCTGGTCCAATCACGATCGACTCAGGGGTAACAGTTACGGTAACCTCTGGGTGTACTTGGACTGTTGTCTGACTCATGGCCACTACCATCACTTGGGATATTGCACAGCTGGAACGGGAGACTGCGGATGGCTATGTGTTTACCGCTCATTGGACAGTCGTTGCGACAGACGGCATTTACGCTTCTAACGCTTATGGCAGTGTTGGCTTTGAGCGCCCTGAAGCCTTAATTCCTTATGCAGACCTGACCAAAGAAACCGTTATTGCTTGGGTTAAACAGGCCATTGGTGGCGCTGATAAAATCCAGGAAATAGAATCAGCTTTGCAGACAATGCTTGGCGAGCAAAAGTCTCCAACCAAAGCGTCTGGCACTCCCTGGTCCTAATTCTTTCAATCTTAAAAATGGCTGACACACCAACCGCTGCTGAAATCGCCAAGCATTACGCCGCTGCGCTTGACAGCGTAACTTTGATCAATGCGCTGATGGCTCAAGACAGCCGCACCGCTGAAGAGCAGGACACCGTAGATCGTAATGTCGATCATTTGGAGATCATGGTGGCCAAAGACTTTTGGACCACGGAGGACATGGCTCCCCTCAATGCAGCAATCAAAGCTGGCAGCTGATGCAACGCCCTGACCCGATGATCCCCTGCAAGCCTGGGGCGGCTGATTGTGAAGCAATGGCCAATCGAGTGCTTTGGCTAGACCACCTCTACATGCTTGATGGCCGGGACAATCCTGGCCATGAAATGCACGGTGTCTACACTGGCCTCGCTATTAAATACCAGAACCAATGATCAGATTGGCTGCAGCAACGCTGCTAGGCGTGGGGCTTGCTTTTGGTTCTGCTGCTTTGTCGCACCACAAGTATGTGCCAAGTACATCAGTGGACATGACAGAAAATGGACACCTCACGACTACCGAAAATGCAGAAAGCAAGTACGGTAGTCACGGAAAAAACGTACCCCACGTCCACCAATGATCAAAAAGATTGTTTTTGGTGCAGCCGCTGGCGCTCTTGCCTTGGCTCCCCTCTCTGCAGCAAAGGCTGACGGTTTTTACATCAACCCTGAG